GAATTGCTTGTAGGGTCTCCTGCTCACCTTCTGGAGTAATCCAAGGAACAAATAGAATCTCCTGCCCACCAACATTTACAGTGGTTGGTTTGTGATATACCTTGATGTTCTTATAATCATTCAATAACAACATAAGACTGTTGAGGTCTGTTGTATTCTTATAAAAGATATCATGATTACCAAGAACTGCATGAACCTTATATTTCTTAAGAGGTTCAAGAACAACTCTTTTTGTCCAATCAAAGCTCCAATAATCAGTTGCTTTGCGATTGTCAAACATGTCACCCATATGAATGACAGTATCAATCTTGTATTTCTTTAATGTGGGAAAGAATATATTTTTATAGAACTTTTCAAAATACTCATGGAAGACTTTACTTCCTTTTTTAAAATTGTAGTGAGTATCAGTAATGATGGCGATCTTCATGAAAATCTGTAATTAATATTATCCTTAATACTATTCATATCTGCATAATCACCATCTTCTGATGTGAAGACTTCATCATAACCAGACCTTTCAATAATCTTGGACTTAATTTCAAGTTGCTTCTTTTCTTTAGCAATTCTTCTCAAGAAAGCATAGTAAACAATTTGCGTAAAGTATGCAAAAGGATTGGTTCTGTTTGTATCAAAGTTATGAATATACTGAACACAGTTCTCAATACCATCACAAATCATATCATCCTTGAACATGTAGTTCACGAAGTTTGGTTTGTATGCAAGATGATTGGCAATACGCAAGAAACAGTCACCAAGGTAGTTACTGATCCTTGGTTTAGGAAGACCCTTCTCCTTGGCATCATCTACCTGCTTTTTATACTCAACAAGAGCTTGATAGAAGTCCTTGTTATTCACATAATGCTCTGACTTTTTCTTTGTCTTTACCATTAACATTTGCATTAAATTTGTCCATCATTACAAAATAAGATGTACTGATTATAGCACCTGATCAAAAGAGTTGACAACTTTCCCAAAGGTGATTAGAATCACTCTGTTAGGGTTGAAAGATGGGGACTAGCTATTTTTATAGAGTTTCTCTAAGGACTTACGGGCATCATCTACCTTTGAGATGAATCCCATATGTTTGTCCAAAGAAACTTGGGATGAGTTGCTTATAAACTTTTGATAGATTCTAATAATCTGATTATCACTAACTTCAGTCATAGTGATAACTTTATTCATATCAATTATATAGATGTCGTCATCAGGAATCATCATCCAAGGTTTTACTTTGTAACCAACTGTACCTTGAGTCTTAGATACCATTGGTTCTATTATAACAGGACTTTCAAGCATTAGTAAGGTTCTATCATCCTCTTCTGTTGGAGATACAATTGCAAAGATTTCTTCACCTGATACTAATTTGATTGCTGCATAGAATTCGTTTTCCATTTATTTCTTTAAATTAACAGTTATAATTTCATAATTAAAATTCTCTTCATTGTAAATTTTAATTCGTTCTACCAAGTGATTTAATGTATAGTTTCTTTTTGAGTTGTAAGTAGTATCATCAGCAATGTCATAGAGAGTAGCTGATACTTTTTCTTTATTTTTTCTTAAAACTCTTCCTATAGATTGTAAGTTTCTTATTCTTGATTTGCTTGGTGACGCAAAGATGATGTTATGAAGATTCTTAATGTTGATACCTGTACTGAAAGTTCCATAAGATGCTACTATGATTGCATTAGATTCATCCTCTGCAATTTTTCTTACTAATTCTCTTTCTTCAGTATCCACACCACCATGAATAAAAAATACCTTTCTATTGTCACTCTTATCCTTATTTATGACTTCATACAATGGTTCACCATGAGTAGCAACCCTATTAAAAAGAACCAAAGTATTACCTTTTAAATCTAAAGTTAGATTCTTAATAAACTTGTTACGTTTGTTATGTGAAATTAAATATTGAACCTCATCTTCATAAACATCAAACTTTTGAGGTTCATGCTTAAGAAGAAGAACTTTAATATCCAACTTTGAAAGATAACCTTTTTTAATTAACTCATCAGTTTTAATTAATTTGTATGTTGAACCAAATAATCCTTCAAGAACAAGTTTATGTGTTTGTGTTCCATCAAGAGTTCCAGTAAATCCAAATCTATATTTTGCATCATGCAGTTTAGACATGATGGAGACAAGTGACTTTGATTTGAATTGATGAGCCTCATCACCAATCACAACATCAAATCTATCAAAGAATGGTTTCTCCAATTTGTAAATAGATTGCCATGTAGATATGACCACTGGTTTATTGGACACTCTCTCGCTGCCACCATAGACCCTGTGGCAGTAATCGTCAGAGTTCCAACCATAATCCTCAAAGTCCTTATACATCTGCTCTACAAGGGATGTGGTGGGGACTATGAGAAGAATATTCTTATCCTGTTCAACAAAGTATCTGACTATAGAATAAATCATCAACGATTTGCCAGATGCTGTAGGAGAAAGTAAAAGTTTTCTCTTATACTTTAAAGCATCAAACACACCTTGAACTTGATAATCTCTTGGTGTATGTGAGCAAATACTTTGCATATAATCCTTTACACCTTCTAAAGAAATGGTCTCATCCATTTCTCCAGGAAGACCATAGTATTTGTTTTCCTTAAATTCAAAGGTATAGTTATGATTATCACAAAATGCAATAACTTTATCTAATAGTCCAGAATAGATCTCACCAGTTTGAAGATTGAAAAGACGTATCTTTCCATCCCAGTGCTTACTTCTATATTGAGGCATGAACTTTGCCCCAGGAATATCAAAAGTAAACTGATCAGATAACTCATAAAAGATATGAGGTTCTGCTTCTATCTTTAGATAAATTTCATTCTTTTTTGATATGATTAAATCAGACATATTACATTCCAGATTGGAATCTCAAAAAGTCAATAGAGTTTTTGATTTGATAGGTTCTATTGGAAATCATTTTTATAATTTCCTCAAGATATTTTAATATTGTATCATAATATTCTATTTTGATAAAGATTTCTGATAGTTTGACATCAGCATCAAGATGCTTTTGCATTCCTTCTTTATCTCTAACTTTGTATGGGAAAGGTTCTTCTTGATACTTTTCTAAAGTAGACTTTCCAGCATAAAAGTTATAACGCTCTAACTTTCTTTGTTTGTAATCAATTTCTAATTTTTTTCTTAACAAAGAGAAGTTGTTATACATTTCATAATATTTGGCATGTAATGATGCAACTTTTAAAGATTCATTATGCAAATCATCTATATTGATTTTTGAATCTTCTTTCCACATCAATTGAATATCATCAAGAGAAATCATAGACCAGTAATAATTCTATAGTAAGTATACTTAAAAGTTACCTCTGCAGTAAAATATCTAACGTCTTCTAATGTTGCATCAAAATCTAATGCAGAAAGATAGACTGGATATAATCCTTCAAAAATAACTTTAGATTGAACATTAAAATTGCTGTTCAAAATATTTAGTGTTCCATCAGAACGCTCATAAAAATCTCCTTTTAATGCTGGAGAATTATATGATTGTGAGTTGTCTCTTAAATCTGAATATTGTTCTAAACTATATGGAAATCCCAGACCAGTCATCCAGTTCCAAATTTCCATATAGTTTTCCATATTTTCATCTACAAGAAAACGTAGACGAAAATCTTCAAAATTCATTTTGTCGCCAGGAATATCAATATTTTTTCCATAGCGAGTTTGAAGTGCAGAACCTAAAGTGATTGCAGGAATTCCTGCATAGTTGGAGAAAAAATCTACTTTAGGTGCTTTATCTAATGCAAACTTAAACCCAACTGGTGATAATAAATTCCTGTTTGTTGGAGTTCTATCCAAATATTGAGACATTTTTTGAACTATTTATTCCAATAAAAAAGGGGTCCTTTTGGGACCCCTGAAGATATGGAACAGAACTCACATGAGGTTCTTGATAGCAACTCTTCTGTAGTATCTGTTTGCATTTGCCTTGATAGCACCCAGATCTTGAGTGAGACCATTTGCAAATGGGTTGGCAACCATACCATATCTGGTCTTGAAGCCAATCTTGGGCTGGAAGGTGTCCTGACCAACAGCACGTACCATCTGGAGAGGTACATATGGGCAGTAGAACAGACCAGCATCATAAGGATTGGTTCCCTTGTAACCAACAACATAGTATTGGTTAGCAGCAAGGTTTGCAGAATATGGGTCAATGTAAACCTTGAACTTACCATTGAGAACACCAGCAAAAGTATTGCCAGTATCATCAACATTCAGGTTTGCATTCAGAGCAGGGGTGTAATCAAGCAGACCTGCCATGGTCAGTGCTGAAGCAACATCAGATGAGCAGAGGATGGTGTTACCCTTCCCTCTTCTTGTTCTGAATGCAATAGCATTAGCATCTCTTTCGATTTGGAAGAGGAGACCCTTGAACTTCTCAACAGACCATCTACCATTTGAGTCAACATCAAGGTCAAAGAAACCAGCATTAGCAACATTGACTTGAGCACCAGGCTCAGCAATCTTGTAGATGGTTCTGATGACTTCTCTGTTGATTTCAGCAAGGATTTCTGAAGCAAGAATATTTGCCAGTTCTGCTTCAGCATCAAGACCATGAATAGCCTTGAGGTCCTGTGCCAGTTCCAGGGTGTACTCAGCCTTGAGTGCTCTTGACTTTGCAGTTACTGAAAGCTTCTCAATGCTGAATGCCATTTGGTTGAACTGATCACCAGTTCCAGCACCCAGATTCTCAGCATCATAGGTGGACATACCTTGTCCAACTCTATACTCTCTTCCAGTTGCACCAGCAGCATTCAGATCTGCAGGGTTGAAACCATAATCAGTCTTTTGTGCAGCAGCAGCACCAGAACCCTGGAAACCAGTAGTACCAAAACCTACTGATGCACCATCATCTGAACCACCAGTGTAATCACCAGTAGTGGTGTTGTAACCTGAATCTTGACCAGAGTATGCAGTATCAACTTCATCAAAGAAGGTCTCATTACCAGCTTGATCTACATATCTGCTTCTCATTGCAAAGATCAGTCCAGTAGGACCAGACATTGGCTGAACACCAGCCAGATCATATGCAACCAGATTAGGCATTGAACGTCTGATCAGTGAGATCAGAACTGGATCAAAACCTGCTACAGGACCAGCTGCAGGTGCCCCATGGCTAAAACCAGCAGCACCACCAGCACCAGCATAGCTAGCATAAGAACCAGCAGGGGTTTCTGAGAGGAATCCTCTCTCTTCTTTTAAGAATCTCTCTTGGTTTTCGAGCAGAACAGCGGTTACAGCCTTTCTATAAGGATCTTTGATCTCATCAAGACCATTAGCCTCTAAAAGGGGTTCCCACTTCTTCTGCAATTGTTCTGAAAGGAACATTTGCTTTTCTCCTTGTTTGTCTTGTTAAAGTGTTGTTTTAACTGAAATTATTTATAATTAAGGTTTATTTCACTTAGAGAATTTAGAAATTGCTCTGAGGTAAGCATTCATATTTGGACCATAATCCTCAGTTGCCTCTTCAGTCAATACTTCATCTCTTGAAGAACCTGTTGCTCTTGTGAAATATGATTCCTTCAGAGCTTCCAGTTTCTCACGATAATTTTCCTCACCTTCAAACTCAACACTTTCAGCAAGACTTGCAAGCTTTTCCTTCTGAGTTAAAGCTAACCCTTCAGCAACATCATTAAAAATGGTATCACTTACAGCTTCGCTGAGTCTCTTATTTAATTGAACATTTCTTTCGATTTGTTCGTTGAGTTTTTCTTCCATTTCATCTAATCTCATAACCATATTTTCTAACACATCATATCTATCTTCAGGGATTTCTACATAATGTTCTTCAAAAAGTGACTTCAGACCAGTCATGAATGATTCTGAAAGTTCACCCTTCAGACCATTCTCAATCTGAAGAGCGTTTTCATCAATCCACTCTTCAGCAACATACTCAAGGTATGAGTCAACTCTATCTGTTAACTCTTCTTTAATTGCTGCAACTTCTTCTACAAGTGCTTTATTAAACTTATTCTCAAGGGATTCCTTGATTTCAGCAATCTTGCTTCTAACAGCAGCTTCAAAAATCAGAGAAGCTCTTTCTTTGAACTCTTCTGAAAGATCTTCTCCACCAATTAAAGCATTAACATCTTCAGTGAAGTTGAGATCAAATTCTTCTTTCATATCATCTTCTTCATCCTCTTCTTCTTCATCCTCTTCTTCTTTCTCTTTCTTCTCTCCTTTTTTCTCCTCTTTATGCTCTTCTTCAGAAACTACTTCTTCTGTGTCTTCTTCAGTTTCTTCTACAAGTTCTTCATCAGTTTCAACTTCTTCATAACTTGCTTGCTTACCAACAATTTTAGCAGGCATTGGGTCAGCAGATCCAGCACCTTTATTAACTACATTCTTGACTTGCTTCAGAGTAGCACCAGGGGTCTTCAACTTGTTAGAATCCCCAAGAGGGTGATTTTCTCCAGTTGGGGTAGGACCACCAAGATCTTCCCAAGAGCCTGATTGACCTTCCACTTTGGCATCAAAACTTGGTCTTGATTCTGCAGGTCTTGCACCTTTGTTTACAGCGGTGACTGATTTTTTAGTAGATACTTCCATTTCTTGTAAGTTGTTACCGGCACTCATTTGTATACTCCGAATAAAAATCTTTGATTTATTCTATATTTATTTATAAATTACAGATTTGAGAGATAATCATTTAACAGTTTAAGTTTTTTCTGCTCTGACAATCTTCTCTGTTTTGCATATGACTCAACTCTTTGTCTTGTCATTTCTGCTGCTTTTTCTTTGAGAATTCCACCTTCCCAAACCCATTCCTTACCTTCCATAATTCCTTGGACAAAAGCATCAGGAGCAGATGGGTCAGCAACAATATCTGCTGCAGTTGCTAACATAAAGTCATCTGCAACATATCTAACACCATTCTTTTCTACAAGAGAACCAATGCCTCTTGAGGAAACTCCAAGTTTTACTCCTTCACCAAGAAGAGATTTGGCAATATTTCCCATTGGAGTATCAAGAATTTTTGCCTTACCAACAAAATTATTACCTTCTGCAGTAAGAGAAGTAATCATATGTGATACTCTATCCAGATTTACAGTAGGACCATCTGGATGACCAAGTTCTCCAAGAGCACGACCATTTGCAATAAATGTGTCATGATATCTCTTAACTTCTCTTTCTAAAATAGTAAATGGGTAACATCTACCATTTCTATTTGTCACTTCTGCTTGAAGAAATGGTCCTGTAATGTACAGAGATTGTACACCATTCTTTTCTTCAGTAATAATTTCTACTGATTCTATCTCTTCTGTGATAAGTTTCATTTGTTTAGTTTGTAAATCCTACTTTATTGGCTGGAATAGCAGAAGTAGCCCAAACAACATGGGATGCTACTTTTTCAAGAAATTCTACTGAACCTGCTGGCATAGCAAAATATGAAGTAGTTGCAGTACCTATTGCAGTAGAAACTCCAACTGTTACAATCCCTGCAGTATTGTTATATAATCTGACCACAGTTGCATAAGAAATACTGGTAGCAGCCCCAGCAGTTGTTCCAAGATTTACTTGGGTTTCTATAATTTTAGTTCTTTGCATTATTCTTCTGTTTCTGATTGGGAACTGCCAAACATCGCCTGTGCAATTGCTGGTCTATATGAATTGATTTTTTCTGCTGATTTAGCGTATAAAATTTCTTTAATTTTATTAGAAGCTGCTTCTGCAGAATTATCAGTCATTAAGATATCCAACAAATCATAATCTGGGTCCATAAAAAATCCTCAAAATTTATAAAAGTATTTATATTTCTGCTGCCTTGGTATTCATTCTTGTTGCAGATTTTGCCTGTGCATCAGTAGCAGCACCTTGATCTTCTAATCCTGGTTCAGTGGGAACCATACCAAGTGACTGCATTTGTTGTTCTGTAGAAATTGGTAGAATTGGAGATCCAGTAGGTCCAATTGGAGGATTCTCTTTTGGATTTGCATAATCTCCTTGCTGAATCTCTTTCTTAATCATCTTATCCTGATCAATAATTTCTTGATCAGTTTGACGCAGAATTCTTCTTCTCACATAATCTTTAGAATAGTATGTGCCAATATAAGGTTGAACTGCTGCTGCAAGATTCAATCTTTCATTCATTAATTCAGTTTCTTTAAGTTCTGCAAAATGACTGTCATACAGATAATCATATTGAATATGATCGCTAAGTTTTTCCCAATCTTCTGGGGTTACAATATTCTTAAGAATCAGTTGCGTCTTAAGCATATCATGAAATAAGTGGCAGAATCTCTTTCTCAATCTTCCAATAAACTTACCAAACATCAGTTCATCTCTTAAAATTTCAGATGAACGACCTAAATTAAATCCACCATCAGAGGCAGTTCTTGATTCTGGAACATTCAGTGCTCTGAACAGTTTCTTTTGGAAATAGTGAACATCAGTCAGTTCACCAAGATTTTGTCCTCCAGGAAGAGTAGTGATTTCAGTTCCACGACCACCTTCTCTTCTTGGAAGCCAGAAATCTTCCATCATACTCATAAATCTCTTGTCATCACGCATTTCACCAGTGTTGGCATCATAAACAAGTTTATTTCTATACCTGTTCATAACATCACGAAGGTATTGTTCTGCTTTTACCTTAGGAAGATTTCCAACATCAATATAGAAAATTCTACGTTCTGGAGCACGTGATAATCTATAGATGACCAAAGCATCTTCAATCATTCTTAGTTGATTGAGAGCTTTGATTGCCTTGTGCATGTATGACAATGTAAGTTTTCTGTTCCTATCTACAAGACCAGAAGTTACAAATGTAACAGCATCTTTTGCTATTTGAATTCCTTTACCAGATGAAGCATGTTTTTGAATACTTGATTCTGGAAAATACATGAAGTATTCATCAATTTCTGGTTCAATAAAAGCATCTCTATCTTTTGAATCTATAGTATATGCTTTACCAAGTTCTTGACCAGTCTTTCTTTCAACCCTCATAAATTTAGTTTTGAGAGGGTCAATGTTTCTAATATCTTTGATACCTTCTTCTGGGTTCTTTAAGTCAATAACTTTGTGATATAAAAGACGCCCATCAACATACCAATTCCTAAAAATTTCATGAGACTTTTTATCAAAGTCCATTAAATCTTTGATATATTTAAACTCATCTCTGATAATTTTTTTTAATGCATCACTTGCATTAAGATTGCTTAATTCAATTTCGATTGGAGAATCATTTAAGTCGCTGATGATTGCTTCATTAACAACGTTTTCAATAGCATTATCACACTCAGGGTGTAATGCCATTTCACGATATCTTCTAATCAGGTCATACTCATTTCTGAATACACCTTCAATATCTACATATTGTCCATAAAAACCACTGGTGATATAATAGTCAACCCCATCCTCGTTATTCTCGGGGACGGGGGATATAGCACTTTTAGGTAATTTAGGGTCCTCTTCAATAGAAAATCCAAAAAGCTTTGGCATAGTATAAATTTAAACTGTAGAAGTATTTAGATGATATCTGAAGCACCAGTTCCAGTCTTTGCTTCCCACCACTGAACCTGAAGATCTACTGTAAATTCTTCAATTTCATTCTCATTATTGTATGAAAGATCAATTGCAGAAACTGCAGTTGGGAATACACCATGAACAATATACTTTCTTAAAGTTTGAATAGTCTTATCATTAATTATATTTGGTGGAACACCAGGACCTCTTGAAAGTTGAGCAACATTCATATCAGCCATGTACTCTGATGGGTTGATAGTACCAGATCCATCAGAAGCTTTGGTGATATAGTTAACCCATCTCTCAAAGAAACTTCTCCATTTGAAGTCAGTGTCATTGATGACTGTGATGGTCCAAACATCAAAGGTTCTATCTCCAGCAATTTTGAGAGTTCTTCCTCTGAATGGAACTGGAATTTCAGTGATGTTTGATGCAGGCATACCAGCTGCCTTAATTAACATCAGATCTCCCTCATCAAAAGTAACACCAAGTTGTGAGAAGATTGAGTTAGTTGCTCCAGTTGAAGTTGCAGTGGTGCCAGGAAGACCACCTTGCTCTGATCCAAAACTTACTTCAAATAAGTTACTGCGAGCACCACCACCCTTTAATTTTGTTTTAAAAGCATCAATTGTTCTTTGTTGAAAAGTAGCCATTTTAGTTTCTCCTGATTAAATTAAACTGTACCTACAATGGATTCAAATGAAACCCCAGTTCTGGTAGCAACAAAGGTCAGACCAATGAAGTTGATTGATCTTGCTGGCTTCACATAGATATCAGCAATGAACTCATTTCTGTCAATTACATCAGGGGTGTTGTTAGTTTCATCACAAACTAAGAGGAAGTCAGTGATACCTCTCTTGATTTGAACATCTCTCAAGTATGGTTCAACAATGTTGATGAAGTTTGCTCTTGTGGTTGCATCATTAAACTCAAAGAGTTGAGCATTTGCTGCACCCTTGATTGCTTGCTCAAGAGTGATGAACAATCTTCTAACATTAATTCTATCAAATGCTGACTGATAAGACAGTGCAGTCTTGTCTCCAAAGAGAATAATACCTGATCCAGGAGATGAAATGACTGGGTTGATTCTCTGTGAATAGAGTTGATCTCTTGCATTTTGATCTGGATTGAATGCAAGTTTAATTGCATACTTGATAGTTCCTCTTGAACTTCCTGCTGGTGAATACCAAGGGAATTGCTCAATGTCAGTTCTTACACAGAGACCAGCAACATCGCCAGAGCAAGGAATATAAACAAACTGTTGATTAAATCTATCATAGAGGTATTGATATCCACTATCAAATACTGCATATGATGAAGAAGTCAGTGGACTGAAGAATGAAAGGACATTTGCAAGTTGAGTTGCTGCAGGAGTTACATTGACAACTAATTCTCTGCTTGGAGAAATGAATGCAATACAATCTTTTCTTGATTCTGCTATAGAAATCAAATAGTTTGCTTTTGCTTGCTCTTGCTCTTTTCCTAATCTGGTGCTTCCTTGCAATAAGAAGTTTAGAGGAACACTTACATCATCTGCAAGATAATCATAAGCATTAGTAAGATCTGCTAATGAAGCTGCAAATCCTCCAATATTTCCTGTTCCACTATAGTCAAATCCACCAGACAGAGAGTAGGAAACATTTCCAATGGAGTTGAATGTTACACCTTCAGCATTGACTCCCCATACACCAGTTGTGGTATTTTGTGGAGTAAAGTCTGAAGTAAATTTGACTGATACTGGAGTGGTTCCCCAATATGCATCAGAGGCATCGCCTATTGATTTGCCAGAGTAAATGTAATTTGAGTTATAAGCAAGGTAATCTTTGTAGTATATGTTTTGTGATGGTGAAATCTTGGTATCAGATGCCTTTGACAGATTTAAGAACTTTTCAAGAATAGATTGAGGAGTTCCTGATACATTACCTACTTTTTTGCTATCTACAACTACAACGTGGAAAGCATCATTTCCACCACCTCTTTCTGTTACATAACCATTTGTTTTTGGTTTTGTAGCAACACTTCTCCAAGCAAGTGTAGTAGAATCTCCTCTTGCAGTGTCTAAAATGTTTTGAGTATTATACCAATCTTGTACTGCAGTTGGAGTAACAGTTGCAGTTGTAACACCAGATGATGTGTGAACAGTTACAGCAGCTGATGCTCTAAATGCATAAACACCATTCTCTGTATATTCATTAGAAGTTGTTTTTACATAAAGAGTTGAAGCACCAATTCCAGTAATGATACCTCTTAAATATCCAGATGCTGTTGAGGTTGTTCCAACTCCAGGAATGACACCAGACAGTGCTTGAGATACACCACATCCAACAGTACAATTGGTGGTACTAACTCCAGTCAGAGTTTGATCTGCAAAGTTGTCAATGACACAAACTTTAAGACCTTCTGCCCAGTATCCAGGATTCTTTGCTGCCCAGTAATATGAAGTTGGAGTTGATGCTTGATATGCATCAAAATTGTTGACAGTTACTGATGTTGAAGCTACACCAACACCAGCATTTGAGTTTTTAAGATTTGTTCCAGAACATCTAACAACTTTTAAACTTCCGCCATAGGCAAGGAAGTTAGATGCTGAATACCATGACTCATAATGGTAATCGTTTGATGATGGTTTACCAAAAACAGTTACTAATTCATTTTCATTAGTAATAGTAACTACTTGATTAACAGGTCCTTTTGAAAAAGGTGCTGCAATACCTGCTGCTAAAGATGTCGTATTTGTAACTCCACCTCTTGTTAAATCAACTTCTCTGACTTTAACCCCTGGAGATGCTAAGCTTAACGCCATTTTGACTCCTCTAAATGCTTCATTTTTGCTCTACAAGTATTTATAAATTTCTCCTTTTACCTGTAATCCCACATATAAGAGAACTCATGGGACTTATCTCCATATTCATCAAGATGCCAAACATCCCCATCAACATCAACTTCTGAAGTGTTTTCCATTCCAGTCAAAATAAATCCAAATGGGGACATATCTTGTTCTATTTGGTTCTTCTGTTCTTCATATAATCTTTTCCTAACATCTTGTTCTGTAAGTTCTTTAAAGTAATCTTGTGCCACTAACCAAGCATAAATTACCAAACACATAGCTAAGTCATCATTACATCCCTCTTCTGCTTCAAATGAGTTGTGTTTTTGAATAAAAGTTGTAAGTTCACTGATGATTTCATAATCACTAAAGATAAGCTTATCTTCTTCAATCATAGTCTTAAGATTGAGACAACCAACTTTCTTAACTGTCTTGGACATTTTTAACCCAAGTTGTGTCTTCTTCCCAGAAAATCCTTGCCCAACAATTTGACCTGCTCTACCACGCATAGAACACATCAGGAGATTTTGATACTCCAAATCATATTGAATGATTGCTGCTACTTGATCGCCAACATCATTAACTTCACAAAGAATAAATGCATTATTATATGCTTTTGCTACATCATAAATGATGTTTGGAAACAGCATGGGTTTAATTTCATTGTTTCTATACTTTGCTACTATTCGATGTGGAAATTGCGTGATATCGAATACAACAAACGCGGAGTAATCACTACCAACTCCCCTTGCTACATCAACTGTAATCAAATAATCTTTAGTTGAGTCTGAATCATAATAAACATCCAATCCTTTATTTCTTTTAATTGGAGTGTCATATACTAAACTCTTAAGTTTGCTTGGTGCAATCAGAGTATCAACAGAACCTAAGAATTCACAATTATGTGATATTATATTATTTGAATAATATAAATTATCTTCACCAACATCCAATAAATCGTAAAGATATATTTCTTCTTCTACTATTTCATTATATACAATTTTTTTTCCTTGTAGGATATCATCCACTTTGATTGTGGATGCTTTAATTTTTTCCAACCCAAAAGAATGATTTTCAGAACATTTTATTTCAGTCCCATCCTCAAAAATTATCCAATGATAAAATGGTTTATAAATTTTTTGAATCCCAGAAAAAGATTTAAATCCAGTAGGGGTTTTTACTAATAAATCTTTATTAAGTTTAAACATTTTTCCAACACTGCTTCAAAACTATTTTTTTAAGTCCTTGTGATGTTAAATTATACTTATTAGCATATTCTTTACAAAATGCTTGAATGTAAGACATTTTTTTTCCATTTTTCATAATCAATCCTACTGATGGTAAATCTGGTTTTGTATCAAATAAAATGCGTATTTCTTTTATTTGATTATCTGTAAGTTTTCTACTAAAAACTCTACCTTTCCTAACTTGCTTCATTTTTAAGATTGTTTCTTCAGAAAAACAATTTTTTACACCTTTATTCCAGGGAGTAGTGCCCTTATTTACACCACCTATTCCAGTTCTATCGTAATTATCAAAACCTTCTCCTCCTGTAGATTTATTCCATCCATTCCTATAGGTATCAAATTGTTTTATATAATTAATTTCTAAATTTTTTGCATCTTCTGCAATAATTGTTTTTTCTACAATCTCGAAAATATGTTGAGGTTTGCTATTTTTATGGTCCCTTTTTCTGGTGCTTGGGTCTTTAGTTTGGCCAACATATTTAATATTATTGTTTAAATCTTTAAGTAAGTAAATATAATACATTTTTATTATTATTTATAATCCAAAAAACTCACATTCACATTTTAGCATAAAGATTTTCCATAGAAATTTGTTGGATATTATTATCATTATCACAAATATCAATTAAAGTTTCTCCACTTAAACATTCAAACTCAATTTTAAACTGTTGTTCTGAAGTGTTTGCAATAGTTTGTGCTTTCCATTTTTCATCTCTTCCTGGCACTTCAGTCCAATGAACTTCTGTGGGAACATACTCATTTTTACCTCTTTCTGCATCATGCCACAATCGGTAGAAATGATTCATACCATGTGGGGTAGAAACAATAATAACCTTTGTAGATTGTCCAGATGAAATTGTAGGGTATACTGATGCAAAGAAGTCGTCAGCAAGGTGGTTTTGAACGAATGCAAATTCATCAAGGAAGATGATGTTGTATGATCCACCTCTAACTGCAGATGCTGATGTAGAAGCAGCAAGAATCTTGGAACCATTCTCCAGTTCCATAGATCCTCTATTCCAAGCTATGATGCCCTGCTGTAACCACTTTGGTAGGTTCTCATAAGCAGTCTGTAATCTTTGAAGAAGATCTCTTGCAGTAGATGCTTTGTTGGCAAGAATTGCAATATTTACATTATCATTAAAGATAGCATAGTGAAGCAAATAGGATACAACAGTTGTAGATTTACCTGTCTGACGAGGCATCTTGCAAATGTTGAATCTATTGTTGTGGAAATTATTAATTAACTTTTCTTGGAAACTATAAGGTCTAAATGGTTGAAGACCATGATCCAGAGTTACAATCTGAACATATGATTTTGCAAAATATACAGGATCATTTTTACATCTTACAAATTCAACAATTTGTTCTTGAGAGAACTCTATGGGAGTATTTGCTTTTTTTAAAAGGGGATTACCAAGATAAATGTCATTAGCCATAATTAATTAATAAATCTCCCTCCACTGAAGAGCAGCAGCAACGCTAGCAGTGGCATTACCAGTAGTAGTGATAGTTCTTACAACAAGCACATAAATTTCAGAGTTTGTTGAATCTATATTTTGAACAATAATATTTTTCTTTGCCTGACTTAATGTTCCAGAAGCAACTGGTGAAAGTGAGTTTTGTGATGCACCAGAAGGAACATAACCAGATGCAAAAACATCACCATTATTGTAAGTTGTTGCATTAATACAAAACTCAACACCACTATTATCAGAAGCAGAAGTCCAAGTTAAAGTTCCCGCATTACTCAAATAAGCAGAACTTGGAAGTTTTATAACTTTATAAACAATACTATTTGTTTCACAGAATAATGAAATATTATTCAATTTAACTGATATTCTATTTGGATATCCCTGAAAAATATTTTTGAGACGAATGGCAACCAAAGGAAGTTCTGTTCCTGCTGGTGTTGGTGTGGTTCTTGTAGCAGTCATTGTATAAGCAAAGTCAATACCACTTTCTACATATCCACCTTCTGACATCACAGAAGAACAAATCTGATCAAATGATGCTCCAATACCTACACCAGTATTTCGGAGTTCACAACGAACTGGTAGGTTTGGATTTGCAATATAAACTGTGCTCTGATAGTTGGAATGGTTAAATTCGTGTGCGGTGATAAGTTGCCCATTATGAGCAAATCCACAACGAACTCTACCAACACCTAACCACTGAAAATCTATAAATGCAAGTTGAGTTTTTGTAATATCTAAATTGAACCCAGAAGTTCCTGTTCCATCACATTTATCTCTGTTCCATTGTGATTGTGGAATTCTTGTTTCTGTTGCAATTCCACTTACAAAAGTTCTGATTACCCAATTGTTTGTTCCAATACCAGGATTTATTCCATCAGA